GTTACATTAGAATTAGAAGCAGGATTTATTTTAACAATAGAAACTGTATCAAAATCATATATNCTTGAATATTCCCAACCCACAGCTAAAATAAATCTAAATACATCATTCGCACCGTTATCATCTAGATCTTCGAATATTGCGTTATAATTAAATTTACTAATAACAGGATCAGTGCTTGCATTTAATTCATCCATTATTTGTTTCCATCCATTTACATCATTAAAGGTAGTAGGAGTTGTATTCATAATAGTATGTTCACCTATGCTAACTGCGCCATTTACAGGATGTTTGTATTTAATAACTAATTTATCACCTTGTTGTATGTCATTAATTTTAAAACTTGAAGTTAAATCAGGTCCAACTCGCATATAATTCCACGCGATATGTTTACTGTCTTCAAATCTAAATGTAGATTCATCCCAAGTGTATGGTCCAGTAGTCTCACTAAAACCAGTTTCAGAATATATGTCCATATATCTTCTGACAATCGAGAATCTTAAACCTTGATCATCTTCCATGTGTACATAATTAGCTCTATCTAAAGTCAAATAAAGTGTAGCTAAATTATCTTCAACTAATGTCTTATTATCTTGAGGTGAATTCCAATAACCACCAGCTTTATTCCATGATAATTTCTTACCATCCCATGTGTCAAACTCTAACCACTTATAAATTCCATAAAGTTCTAGATTTTTTAATTTAACATCTATAACATCATTCATTCTATAATGTGATCTGTGTCCAAATAGATCATAAGTTCTCATTTCCACACTATAAGAATCAGCATATGGTAATATCAGTGGAAGTACCAAGTAATCATCTATCGCACCTCTATATGTCTGGTTAAAACCTCTTTCTTTACTTGTAACTACCCATTCTATTTCATAAACCCATGCTTTCCACCAATTGTTCCATGTTATTAACAAAGTTGAATTTGGATCATGAGCATCTTCCCATGTAAACTTAGCTTCGTCCCATACATCATCAAATGAATCAGTTCCATCTAATATAATTGGACAACCTATTGGAATATTTGGATTGTAAGAATATAATTCTCTATCATGATACGTTTCATAAAACTTATAAATCGCATCCTTTAATTCTATTCTATTTGCAGGTGTTAAATTATCTTCTTTACCTATTCCTAAATTTAAAAATAAGTTGTAACTACCTGCATCATTGTTTTGATCTAATGATGGTTTAAGAACCATAGACATGTCTTCGATAAAAAGATCTCTATCACCTGGAACAACCTTAAATTTAATTCTATGACCTTCACTAAAGAAATCAATAGCATTTTGATTATTCCAAACGTTTAAATTTCTCTGATCAAAATAATCACCTTCAGCAGTTATATCAATAATCTTAGCTTGAAGGGGTAAGTACTCTTGTTGTAACTTAGCTTTTAACCCATATAATTTAATTAAAACCTCTTCAGGTGTATAATCAAATGTTTCAGTTACATTAGGAATATCCCACTCGTCATATGTACCATTAGGTTCATTTAATCTATAGACTAAACTAAACTTACTGGTTTTTTTCATAGTGTTAGATGGCAATTTAAAAGCTAATTTCTTTCTAATTGATTCGCCTCTAACTGATGAATGTGGAACTGGAACAGCAAATAATTTACCAAAATTCTTAACTGAACTATCGATGTTTAACCAATATTCTTTAAGAGTTAATTTATCGTAACCAAAGAAGTCAATTGCATTTAAAATTGCTTTATATGTACCAACAAATGGTTTAATATTGTGAAGTTCTAAAAGAAGTTCCTTTCTTTTTTGATTTAATAAAATATAATCAGGAGACATTTCACTAATGTCATGATCTTTAAATAATAAGAAATCTGATTCTGATAAAGATGCTCCAAAATTAGATAAAAGAACCGTAAGTCTTTCGTCTTCAGCTACAACTTCTCCATAAAATTCAATAACAGCTATTAGAGTTTTAACTCCTAACTTATATTCATACACATTTAAGTTTCTAATATGTGGACCTGGAGTTGTAGAACTTAATGCAATATTAAGTTGAATAGCCACATTAGAACTAGTGTTTAAATATTTAATACCATCTACAATAGAATCAGTATTTGAATTATCTAATAAATCAATTGCTTGTGACTTTAATTCTTTGATAGTAGGAATATTTCCAGTGTTATCAATGTCATATAAAATGATTGATGTGCTATCAAATTTATTAGTCTGTTCCCATTCAAATATAAATTTAGTAGGATCAGAAGTTTCTGCCGTAGGAAAATTAATATTAGGATCACCATTAAAGATACATTCTTCTACGATGAACAAGTTAACAGTTTCATACAGACCTGCAGAAACTTGGGATAAATGAACAGTACCTTCATATACATCATCTTCGTCTTTCTCGAAGTTCAAGTCATATTCTAATCCCCTAAAAAATCTTAAATTATCGTACATTATCTAGTTTGGTTATCGTCTTCTTTGACGGTATAATTTTTATAGTTCTTAAGGTATCTAACGCCTCTTAATAAAGCTTTTAAATTATCATCTAAAAACATTAAGAAGTATCTAATGGTTTCATTTCTTTGAATGTGACCAGATAAAGCTCTACCTATAAATTCACTCGGTGGTAAATTTTCATAGTCAAATCCAGTATGCAATCTAGAATCTTTTCTAGTTTTCACACTATCATATCTTCTAACTCTTCTGTATCCAAATAAATTATCAAATAATGCCATTACTTAAGTGCTTTTCTATTTCCAGCTTGTATTCTAGTGTAAATTGTTCTAGGTACAGGATCTGCTTCGAAATTAATACTAACTGCAGCCTCAGCATTCATTAATACATCATCTTCAATAACATCACCATCTCTATCTAACCATCCACCTCTAAATACAGCAACTTCTTCTTTCTCCATTATAATATCACCCCATTGATCCAAACCTTTTACAGTATCTGGTATATCCATTGAATATTTAACAGGTACTACCGTTACATCTTCAATTCTCTTAAAGAAAACATATTTTTGTTTACCATTACCTACAGTTTCCAATGTTACAGGTTCTTGTGGTACAACACTCACGTTAACAGATTCATAGTAACCGTTTCTTAATGCGGTTTCTTCAGTTTCAGAAATAAATTTAACATTCACTGCATCAATTCCCGCAACTTCCTCTAAAATATAAACTATATCAGATTTAGGTAATTTATCTCTTCTTGTAATATTCAATAAATATTCAGAAACTTTAGCTCTAACAGCATTGTATATCTCGTCTTTGGTGTAACCTTCAAAATATCTAATATTAATATCCATGCTATAGTATCTTACTTGAGGTTTAACAAAAACAACTTCAGTAGTTACCATTTGTTGTCCGCTATCTTCTAATACCTTATGCATTGCGTCATATTCTCCTTGATCTAAAAACATTTCAGATTCTGGAATATTAAAATAATCTTGGTTTTTTGCAAGTTTCTTTTTAATATCAGGAACTGCGAAAATATAAATAACATTATCATCATCCAAATATTGGTCATCAGTTGTGTTATATGCATCTATATAAGAGAACATATTATACCTTGATAAGAAATATTCATAATTATCAGGAGTTGCTAATACAAAAGATTTACTCGTCATTGGTGTCATAATCTTTGTAAATCTAGTGTCTTCTCTATCACNACCCATTTTAGGCGATGAAGTAATAGTTACATCCAAAAATTGATTTAAATCATGNTCATTACCATTTGAATCGGTACCAACTGCATCCCATTTAATAGTTAAATCAGGTGAATCATCTAAATTACCTGTCATTCCATTATGTTTTACATATTCNATTTCGATTGTAGCACCATTTGGTGGTATCATTCCAAAACTTCCATTACCAAAATAAAGGTCTAAACCTCCACTAATTCCAGTCTTAACTAAATATGCTTTTTCTTCAGAACCTAAATCATATAATGATTCATGCTTTGTCCAAAGTTCTCCATTAACACTAACACTTATTTTATTATGATCTGTTATACCACCTGTGTTAATACTAAATGATTGTAATTTTTCACCACTAGAAGTTAATGTTTGTTTTTCAAACTTACCCTGAATAATAGCAGTCTTAATAGATCTATAATTTGTTTTTTCTAATTTAAAACTATCGTTAGAATTTAAAAGAGTATACATTAATCCNTTAGCATCAAATTTAAGTTGAGCTCTAGATTGTATATTTAATGTATTTCCAGCAATCTTTGACATATCTGCTCCGGGTTTCCATCTAAATTCAATCTCACCAGTTGCAGCAAATCCTCTAGTAGCATCATGTCCAGTTAATCTAGCCATACCATATATAGATTCTGCTTGTTGAGCAGTATATATGTTTTGTTCTACTACTGAATCTTCAATGTAGAACATAATTAAATCAGATATTTCAGATAATACTGAAATTATTTGGGCAAACGGTGAAGCCACCGTAAATAGAGTGTTAGCTCTACTGTAGACCCTAGAAATATACGTCTGAGCATCTTGTCTGATGTCAGCTGCACCTGTTCTAATTCTACTTAAAAATTTTAATTCAGCCATTATTGTATTTACTTTTTTATAACATACTTATTTTTATAGAATATCTGCTATCTATTGTAATATCTATAAATGCAATATCTCTAACTTCACCTTTCATAAATGTAACATCTACACCAAAATTATATTTATTAGCTAGAGGACAATATCTATTTATTTGATCAGTTATTGTAGAAACTATATTATATTCATTAACATTTAAATCATATATAAGTGTTTCCAAATTACAACCAAAATTCTCAGAACCCATAACTTCTCTCGTATTAGTAAATAGAGCAGTTTGAATCTGCGTGATTAACATTTCTATTTCACTATTAGTTTGAACCTGGTCTTCGTCATAATTAGGGTCAGTTGGGTGTTTTATATATAATTCCATCTATGTATGTATCTTCTTTATTTAGGTATGCATCATCCAGTCTACGCCTTCATCTCCTTTGATTTCTTCTTCTATAGCTGAAAGTTCATCATCTCCCATAGATTTGATTGCATCATAATCAAAATCAACATTACCCGGTAAAGCAAATTTAAAAATACCTAACTTAGTACCTAATGATTGTTTGATTTTAGCACTAACATATCTAAAGAAAATTTCATCGTCATATAAAGCACAATCTGGAATTGTTTCGTAAATTTCTAAGATCACATCACCTTTAGGTGTATCACCTAAAAACTTAAGTTCTCCAGTTAATTGTGAATATGCATAAGAAATAGGATTCTCTAGGATCTGTCTAGACAAATCTGCCATAGATGCATTCAATACATAGTATTGTAATTCTTCTGCAGCCTCAGCCATACCAGAACCTTCGTACATACCTCTAAATAACATTCTTTCCATAGAGAAGTCACCACCAGATTGAAATCTAAGATCTAATCCACCGCCTTGACCACCAAATCCTGAAGCTAAATCATATAATCCATATACAGAATAAACTCCACCTCCACCGTCAACGCCAGGGCCAGGTAAATTAAGCGTTCTAGTGTTTTTAAAATATTCAGAAGAAAACACATCATTTGGAATATGATAAAGATTTTCTTTTACGGCATATTCGTATTTCTTATAGAACCATTTTTTAGATCTCTTAATTATATTAATAATCTCTTTTTGTGGTAAGTTAACTGGAACCATACAAGCTCCTGTAATTTCGTCTGCTATTTCATCTAGAAATGCATTTAAACAATTCGCACTGAAACTTCTTCCAGTAGTTAAATCATTATTTGAACCGCTTATAATTTGACCCATTTTATTATTTTATTTTTTTACTTACTACTATCTCTGTTTCTTCAAATCTAGCCGAATCACTTATGAAACCTTCTCTGAATATTCCACCTATCATTTTACCTTTAAACATAGTGTCTCTTCCAGCAACATAACAATTGGTTAATTCACAACTTCCGTGAGTATAACTAGACTCTACTTTAGAGTCTTTTATTTTAGTACCTTGATATAAACTTCCCCACATAATAGCAGAACCTGAAACTTCACAATTGTAAAAACTACAATTAGTTAAATTACCAGCAAGTTCACAATCAATAAATTCAAAATTCTCTAACATATAAACAGTTGGGAATTTACCATCTTTTACTTGAACTGCACCGTAATCTGAATCATAGTTAATAGTACCCTCAGTCATAGATCCATTTACTAACAAATCCATTACTCTCATTTTAAATCTATCCCAATGCACCTTTATGATAATAGGATTATCTTGTAGATCTGCTAATATTTTGATTTTAGGCCAATGTTCTGAGACTTTTGTATAATCTCTAAGCATGTCAGAAACTGGCTTATTTTTATTTAAGATTTTTTGTAATTCTATTTTATTTTCAGGAGTAAATCTAGAGTCATTACATGACTTCCACATTTGAGCTAAAAATCTTTCAGTTAGATATAAAATATCATCTACTTTCTTTTCATAATCTGCTCCACCTAAATATCTAAACTCAAGATAGTTTTTCTCTTTTTTAGAGAAGTTAATTCCGTAATATTTAGTGTCGGCAAATTTAAAATTATTTGAAGCAATTTGATTAGCATCAAAATGGAATGCTTCCCATTTTGGCATTATCCACTTAATACTTTTAGCATAAGCAGATTTTTCTCTATTTGGGAAAAACTTATAAACTTGTTTTTCATCAAACTCTAAAATGAATTTAAGAACATTCATCTTAGAAAGAAGATCTTTATCTTGTAGAAATTGTTTATCGAACGATAAATTAATGTGAATAGATGCTCTATCAGTTGTATATCCATTTTCCGATATCCATTTAAGCATCTTAATAACCATAATTCTAGCATTTCTGTAAGGTATTGGTCCAGTAACCAATTCAATTAAACCTTTACCACCAGACATATCAGGTTCCATTTTAAATTCTTCAGCAGAAGGCTGAAATTCAGAATGAGCCTTATCTTCTAACCTAATTTTTCGGTCTAGAAGTTTAACCAAAGATTTTCTGGTTTCTTCTAGACCGAGATTAGAATAGAATTCAAACTCAACACCCATAAGTGCTGCGTTCAATATTGATTCTCTAGGAGAATCGTAAGTTAGCTTTTGCATATTAAGATTATGATATTTATCGTTTCAATATATATCACACTCTCGTTGCAATAGTTATTGAGGCATTTTCAAAAATACTTTCATCGAATCAACATCGATTCTTGTAATTTGTACAGTGATTGGATCTCCGTTTTTAAATACATCCATAATATCTTCTCCAACTTCACTAACATGTAACAATCCAGTTACGCCTTCTTCGATTGTAATAAACAAACCGTAATCTTTTTTAGTTTTTACAGTTGCTTGAATTACAGAAGGAATCTGGTATCTTGAAGCAATATCATGCCAAGGATTNGATACAGAATTTGCTTTTTGAGTAAGTGTAATTTTAGTATCACTAATAATATCTTTAACGATGAATTCGATTTCATCACCTGGTAAAATTTGTCTAGCTTTAAACTTAGCTGTAGTTTCTTCGTCTAAATCATTGCTATGAATCATACCTGTTAAACAGTTATTAAATTCAACGAATACACCATATTTAGCAGTACCTGTTACGTTACCTTTTACTGTTGCACCTTGATTAGCTTTTAAATCTTCAATTTCACCTGGAATTAAAGCTTGTAAATATTTTCTATGAGAAACTACTAACGTACCTCTTTCCGGTGAGAAACTTACAGGGACAACATACATTTCTGTTCCAATAATAGAACTAAAATCATGTAACTTATTAATTCCTGCGAGTGATCCTGGCATAAAACATTCAATTCCTTGAACNGCTACCATGTAACCACCATTTTCAATCATNTGNGTTACTTTACCTACCCATGCAGTTCCACCNGTTTCAACAGCTTCTCTAAGATCCATGAATACTTTGTGTTTAACACCNCCATTAATTGATCCTAACACNTGTGAATTATTTCCAAATTGTGTAATCAATACAGCTGTTTCATCACCTGGTTTTAATGATTGAATTTCAGAAGGTTCTTTGTCATACTTGACATATACTAATTCTCTGTAACCAACATCAACACTAATGAAATCATGACTCACTGCATAGATTTTACCATTAAGAATTTCTCCAACAGTTAAATCAGATACCATTACACCTTGAGAACTATCGAACGATATAAGTTTATCATACATCTCTTGTGCGTATGATTCTCTAGAATAAACTTTGTCTCCGTTTTGAGTTTTAATGTGGGGGTTTGGTTTTCTAAGTCTAGATGGGCAATCTGCTTCATAAGCATCCCACATAAAATTTCCGTCTTTGTCGTAAAATGTAGCGAGAGAATCCTCTTTAGATGTTGGAATTCCTGCCATTTTTTTAAGAAAGTCTAACGACAAATCAGACTCTTCTTTTGTGTTTTCTTTGGCTTTATTTTCACCAAGTCTAACTCTTTTGTTTTTTTCGTTGTTCATTTATTTTTATATTAAAGGTGTAACATATTATATATCCTATCATTTTTTAGAATACTACAGGAACTATACCTACCATTGGTACNGGACCAGCNGGTGTTGGTATACCACCTAAGTATAATAATTTAAATTCTAGTAAATGTAAAGCATATGCTGCTGCAACTGCTGTAGCAACTACTAATGCTGGAGGTGCAGGGATTGGCAAAGTTGCAAATGTTTTACCACTATTCCAAGCCTTTCTTAAATTATTAGCTAATCTCTTTTTACCACCATAATAAATTGGTATGTAAATTCCACCTAATGGTGCAGGGATTAAAGCTGGTAAAGCAGCTGGTGTCGGTGCAAAAGGTTTTACAATACATGCATACCAATATGCTATTGTTATTTCTGCCATTTCCTCATATGGATCTCCACCTGGCCAAGTATAATCTATACCACTATCTGCTTCAACATCATCACATTCTTTTGCTGCTTTGATAGCATCTATTACTTCTTGTCTTTGAAATTTAAAATTAGTACCACCCAGTTTTGGATCTATATTAACAATATCTTCTGCTGATTTAACATTATTAATAGCACTAGGAATTTTCATCCACCACATTTCATATTCAACACCCTTATAATTCAATGTTGTATAATTAGTATTCTTATCATACCATTCTATTTCTTTTAGCGCGTATATGAAAGTTTTTTTAGTAGATTTATCATATGAAAATGTAGTGATAAATTGATCAGTTAAAATTTCTGGTCTTTTGCTTGGATTGTCAGGCGGAAAATGTTCTCTGTTAAAAGAAGTTTGAATTTTATATTGATTCAATGGACATTCTGCATTCTCATTAGAATCATATGGCCAAGGTCTAACTATTGGTACTTTAGCGCCATTCTTTATTCTCTTATCCCAGTCTTCAATTTTTGTAGTGACATTATTAATGATCTGTTCATATATTGGAAAAACAGGTTCTAAAGTTTTCATAAAAAGACTTCTTACACCATCTGCAACTTCTTGCCACTTATAACCAGCTTTGGTAAGAGAAGTTCTAACACTTAAAGGAATGTTTATATATGGATACAATTCACTAAAATCACCAGTTCCAGTAGCATTAGTTATAATAATGTTTTTATATCTCTCTTTACCCAAACTTTCTACCCATGAAAAGTAATCGCATTTATCTTCTACCTTTGCATATGATTCAAATTGTTGAAGTAATCTATTTACTAGAAGTTGGATAAAATCATCTTGAGTTTCTTTGCCATCTAAACAATGAAATTCAAAAAACTTAAATTTTTTAAGATCCATTTCTGGATCATTTTTAAACTTTTCAATAAATTGATTAAATTTCTTTCTTTGTTTTTTCTCTTCTTCGACAGGATCTGGCATAGCGATAGGTCCTGGACAAAAATCNGCATAAGCTGGATGTGATTCCTTTCCCATCTTAATTATATTCCCATCTTTATCTTTTTGATCTTGTAATGGAATATCACCTTCTTTTAATATTCTTTCGAATACCAAACCATAACCTTGTTTTAATAAAAATTCAGCGGCACCATTATTAGTATGTGTTGCACCGAATGGTGTCATTGCTAAGCCTTTAACAGCTGCAATATATCGTTCAGCTACTCTTACACCAAAATCATATCTACCACTTAATGGATTTAAATTTATTGCATTAATCAAATCTAATGGATTAATACTTAAGTCGGCATTTAGTGGATTTCCTGGTTTAAGAGACTCAACTAATTCAGGTGACGGAGGAAAAATAGGTANTTGATCTTTACCAACTTTAGGNAAAGCATAAGACACTAAAGCACCACCGGCCTTTGTAAAAGATTGTCCTGCTATATCACNAGCTAATGCTGGTATGAAAGATGGCCATAGTGCTGGCATAATTATTTACCTTTTTGTTGATACTTAATGTGAGTACTCGATAATTTACCTACAGTAGTTGGTGTAGGTGGCATTGGAGGTCCAGATGGACCAACACCAGTTGGATGAATATGTGCATTATAATCATCTAAAAACATTTGTAGCCAATCTTGTAGAGATTGACCTCTAACTGCTGGTTCTGTCTCATCTGCACCAGGTTCACCTGTATTTGAAACGAATATATCACCACAGTCTAAGAACATCTTAGCATCTGTGCTTATCTTAATGAATCCTTCTTCATCTATTTGGATCATAGGTCTTTCTTTTGCACCTGTTCCACGAGTGATAACTAAACCATCTTCGGGTGAATGATAAATTCTAATATTACGAACTGAATCATATACTAAACTAACTACATCATGTGGTGCATCAGAAGCTTCTAAAATATCAGACTTTAAATCTTTATTTTGATCTATTTGAAACCAATATTCAGGATGATATAAGTTGCCATTATCAAATCTAACTGCAACTATGTCGCCAACTCTTGGTACATTATGAGAACCTACTGCATCTCTATTCATAGGTGTTGCCCATGGAATTGCATCATCTGTAAGTTTATCAAATTTACCATATACTTTAACGCGACATCTTCCATTCAGTAAAGGATCTTCGTTTACTACAACTTCTCCTAACCAATGCTGGTCTCTTAAATTATCTTGAACAAGTTCGTCTGCCATTATTTATATATGTTATCATTAAGTGAATTATCTCGACTACTATCTATACCTTTAGGATGTATTCTTCCAGGTGTGATTCTAATAGATTTACTTTCTTTAGCAATCGGATCATATACCTTTTCATTTAGTTTTCCATCAGGACTAGTATCTATTGTTATTTCGTCATAAACTTGTTTGGGAGAAATACTACTAGGCGTTGATTTATTATCAGGTTTTTTAAGCATTCCACCGATTAAGTTTGTTATACCATTAATACTACCTGCAGAAAGTGCAGAGTCAATATCACCTAAAGTACCTAAACCTCCTCCTAAACCATGTACATTATCTAATAATAATGATTTTAATTTATCCATTCCAGCATTTGCTAAACTAGCAGCAGCTCCTGTTAATCTTTCTGGATAAACAGCTCCCATCGGGTTTTTACCAAAACCTGGTAAACTATTCTTTAAATTATTAAATCTATTTACTAATGAACCAGCAATACCATTCACTTTATCACTAATAGCATTTTGTGCAATTGCTAAAGGATTAAATGGTGTATTAGGATATAAACCATCATTTGGCTTAGTATCTTTCATTGCACTATCATCAGTAGGTGTTGTTATATTAGGTCCAAATTTTTGAGCATTTATTCTACAAGTTGCCCATGTAAAACTTATTTTAGGTCTTTTTAATTCAGGTATTTTAGAAGCTTCAGCAAACATATCTGCTATTGAATCTTGTTGCCATTCACAAAAACCTAATTCAAACATCATATGTGGTTTTGCATCAGCAGTATAATTTTTAACTATAGCATCATCGAATTTATTTGAGTTTTTACCAACTGAGGTTTCACTTCCCTTTGCTCTCGGAATGATGTTAACAGATTTGCTAGCATTATCACCTGGCATTGGCGTTCCATAAAGATCTAGATCTCTTGCGCCTTTGTCTTGTTGAAATGTTCTAACTTCTGAAAGTAAAATCCATATTCTAAAATGTCTTATATTTTTAGGAAGTATTTCAACATATCTTTCATAATCATAAACAGCTTGTTTATATAAACTCATCAAACCTATTGCAGTTAATTCGATATTTTCTTCTAGACACTCGATGTCTATTTTTGGAGTTTCAGCACCTCTCCAAGGTTCTTCCATCTTAGCAAACGTTTGTGTCAATTCTAGTCCACTTACCTTTTGCCAAAACCAAGGCATTTCTTTATTAATCTTAAGTAAAACAGTTTTAAATGCTGTTAAATTAGCTGCATAATTAGTACCATGCTCATGATCGACAAAATCAGCTAAATATTCTTCTGCAGGTCCAGCAAACAACGGTGAATGCTCTCTATCTACAGTATCAAACATAAAAAAGAAACTGAGATAAGTTGGATCTTCGCTGATCTTTCTTAAAACAGAGCCTTTTCTAAATTCATTAATATGGTTAAAGTCTGACATGTATTATCTATCTTTATTTTAATTTAAGCTTCTGATTCTCCAGCAGCTGTAGTACGTTTTATAACATCGTTTATATCTGTACCTTCTATTTTACCATTTCTAGGTCCATTACCATCTTTAGTAGCTTCACCTTTTAATGTATATTGACCTATAAATGTACCAGCTTCTTTACCAGAAATCGTCTGCCATGTATATAATAATTTGCCACTTCGTATAGCACTTTGGTCATATATTTTATCAGGAGTCCACTTATAAAATTCCCAATTAACAGTTTCCTTTATTGCTTGATCTTTGTACGTTAATGTTATATCAATAGTATATTTACCTTCCTTATCTTTAAACGTATTTTTGGGTACTGTAAACTCTATATTATACGGTACTGTTCCATATCCACCAGGACCCGGCACTGTTTTATTTTCCATCATTACAGCAGCATCGACTTCATAATCAGATGGACCTTTAAATGTTAATTTAACTTTAGGAGTTTCAGTCACTAGAGAAATATCGTCAGCTGTCCATTGTAATTTAGCGGAAAGTTCAAACCATGATCCAATACCAGTTCTTCTCTTAAGTAGTTCAGGATTGATTGTAAATTCTGGCTCTTCTGCAGGCGGCGTAGGTTCAGGTGTTGGTGCAGGTGTTGGAGAAGGTTCTGGTGGTGGTGGACTATTCTCTTTAATATTTTCAGCTTTCTTTTCAGGAGTAGCATCTTCTAAACCTGGAGGATTAATTAAATTCTCAGTTCTAGTAGGCCATTCTCTTCTAAGAAGCGTAACATATTGTTTAGTTTCACCATCACTTGTACGATATAGAATATCTTCAATGATATAATATCCCGATAAAAACGTATCTAATGCATTACTTGGACTTCTTCCTGGTGTAATACTTTCAGTATCTTCACCTAAATTGAAAGGTTCGTCTTTATCCATGCCTAATTCTTTCTTATCACCCTTAATCCTTTCATTTTGTTCAATAGCCTGTTTATTAGTAATGTACATCAATACAGGAATCTTCTGATACTTATATAATGAAGGGTTAAATGAATTTAATGTAACTCTAAGTTTCATCTTTTGAACTTCCATTGCATTTTGAGTATTGTGTAATTGTGCAAACGCTGCATTAGGATGAACGTTTCCTAAACCATCATCACCGGCCTCTTGTCTTCCAATATACTTATACTTAATTTGATCTAAGTGTCTTTTATCATTTCTATTACCTCTTAGTGGCTCTTCTAACTCTTTTAGATCTTTACCACCCAATGGTTCAATTCTAAACTCTTGTTTCTTTTTATCACCATTATTATCATAGATTGTAACTTCTCTTGCATAACCAGCTTTAGCACTAATTTCAGCAGAATTATTAATTAATTCATGTGACTCAATAAAAGCATTATTTCCCATGAATTTAATATGATTAGTCAACATCAATGGTACTTCAATATCATTACCAAAGTCAGCATTTTTTTTATCTTCTGCACTAGGTGTCATGGACTCCGCAGCTGAAGCTAAAGATTCTGCAAATTCTAAAATAGGAGGGTTTGGAGAATTAAATAATGCATTAACATCAACATAATTTAAATAATAATAAGGATCAACCCAAAATTTCTGAAATGATTCCTCACCAATATAACTTTCTTTTACAATAGTTTTAATAAAATCCAAATATGGTTCATATGCCATAATTCTAATTTGTGAATCATCAGCTGCATCTATATTAGTTGCTAATCCAAGTTCTAAATCAGCAGATACTAATTTCATATGATCTAATGAAGTTCCATTTTCAAAATGCTTACAATCTTCTCCATAAATTTTAGGAATTTTACAAAAGCCTTCTATATTAAAGGTTGCAGATCCTACATTACCAGCCTTTGGTGCATCACAACTAGCTATATCAAAGTCCATGTGAATAGACTTAAATGTTTCTTGATTTTTAGAGTTAATCAATATAGTAAAGAAATCACCATCTCTTGGATAACTCCCAACTGCAAATTTACCAGCACTATCTGTTAGACTTAGTTTACATGTTGGTAATATTTGAGATAAATCTAATTCAAAAAAAGTAATATCTTGNGGAGAAAACTGGTATCCATTTATAAGTACCATAGGTTTCAATGTAGCAATCACACTAGTTTGATTAACTTTTGCTTCATCGGGTTTTTCTTCACCTAAAGCATCGATCTTTATTTCAGTCGGTCTAATCTTAGGTTCAATTACTGCTAATATATTATTTGCTAATTCCATATTTATTATTTAGAACAAGGTGAATCTGGGTTATTGGTAGGATTATTGTCTTTGTTTGCAGGTGCACTTCCATCTGGTTTACTACCTCCAAGATTATCTGCTTTGTCAGTTTTATCAGCTCCTGTTCCACTACCACTACCTGACGTTATTGGACCTTTAACGCCTGAATTATTAATCAATGCATCTTCAAATGAAACACCATCATTAATAGGAGTATTAGTTACTTGTGAATTATCAGCAGTATCAATAACAAGTTCTGGAGTTATATTTTTAGTTTTAATAACATTATCAGTACCATTTATATCAGACAAAATAGCATTAACTACAGGATCTGTTTGTGCATGCATACCTAATCTAACATTAGTTCCATCAAATTCATATGTCTTTTTACCAACAGGTATAACGTTAGGTGGTAATAAAGTTTCTTTGTTATATTTTTTCTTAAGAGCTTCTATTCTTCGTTGATCAGTTTTACTTAATCGTTTTGTATCTATAAATTGTTGCTTAATTGGGTTCTCTTCGTATATACCAGGAGACTCTAACTTATAATATGGAATATTATCTAAAGGCACATATATGGTCTCACCTGGCATAATAGAAAACGGATCTGAGATGCCATTGAATTTTAAAATAATATCTAAACCTGCATCTGATCCATAATATTGTACAGCTAATAAATCAGGTCTTACTATTTCATCATCTTTAACTATATGTGTAGCAACTAAAGTATATTCTTCAGGATCTAAACTACCAAAAAGCATAGTCGGTTGAGCTAATAAAAGTTTATCTTCAGTAGTACTAGTCTTTTTATTTCTAAATATTTTAAAATTCATATTAATATATTATTTTATCCTGCAGACATATCAGATAGTCTACTTATGTATGGGAAGTTTTTACTATTCTTACCCGCTTTTCCACCATATGCATCAATATTAACCATAGAATCAATATCGAAAGCACCATTTGGACCAACCCATGATGGTTGTAAGTACATTCTACCTCGACCTGCATTAAACATCGATTCAATTTCAGTTTTATCTCTTGGTCTTCCAGGTTTTAATGTGATTTCAACTTTCATTTTTGTTGGAAAACCTTCAAAACCTAAAGGTCCTTCAAAACTAACATTAGTATCTTGTAACGCTAAGTTACCACAAACCATAATAGGATTCATTGGATTTCCTATTGTTACATGCCATTGTCCAGTTGGATCACCAGTTAAAAATGCGTTAATAACTGTACCTCCACTTGGTCCACCTAATAGTTTCATAAGTCCACCACCAACAATATTTTCAAGAATACTAGAATCTCCCATTATTTTATTAAGTCCAGCGCCACTACCAATATTAGATGCAGTTTTCTTTAATTGATCTAAAAAGTTTCCACCCATACCTGCCAATTTATCAGCAATAGATCCAATATAACCAGCATAATCTCCAGATGCTAACTTACTCATATCTCCAAATGGTTTACCAGTTTTACCAGTACCGCTATATCTTACAGCTCCACCCCAAAAAGGTGCGTTATTATATGTAAGTGCTAAAACGTTTGCAAGAGTATCCATAAATGCAACTTTAGGACTGGTACCAGGAAATGCTTTAAGTTCATATATGAAATTTAATTTAAATTCCTGTTCAAATTTTAAACCTTTGTCTCTAGCTAAAACCTTATCGATAATATTAAGTGGTCCAAAAACTTTGTTAGGATATGTTTCTTTAGCATAATCAACATTTCCTTGATTTCTAATTTGTCTAGCCTGAGTTGCTGTAAATCCATTTAAACCAGATTCTATTGCAGCTGCAGTTGGATTACTATCAATCATATTACCTAATGTACCTCTATCTGATTCTTTGGATTCAGCTTCTTGAATTTTAGATTCAGCTTCATTCCATTTAAATCCCATTGAGAATTTAAGTATTTCTTTTAAATCATTTCCTAAAGCTGGCGATAACCAAGTTACTGCTCTAGCCAAATCAGGTTCGCTATTATCTACAGGTGGTTTACCATCTGCACCTTGTCTTTGAGGTGATAATATATCATCAGGTACTGGGTGAGCAAATCTTCTAAGAGTAATTAAATAATCATTAGATATTTGACCATAATGTTCCATTTGAATAAAGTCAGTATAACTATATGAGAATCCTTCACCACCAACACCTTTAGAATATTCTACTATATTTTTAGCAGTAGGATTCATTGAATTATTATCGCCATATCCTCTAAAAACAGGTTTATTATAATCAGCACCGTTCATTTCTTTTGTTTCCCAATTCGAAACACCAGATCTATTAGCATATCTATGTAAAGTCCAATTATTAAATAAACTTCGAGGTGCTTTTCCTAAAGTTACAGATTCACCTTTATCTTCATAAGTTACCTTTTTAGGATCTGAACCTGATACAACAGTATCTACGTTATACGATTTTGAATCAAGACCTTTTTCAGGATACATTGATTGACCAGGACGTTCACGTTTAGCTGTAGTATTTTCTTCTGTAAATGTAGTTTTTCCAGAACCTTTTGTATCTTCTGGTTTAGCTTGAGATTGACCTACTGCACCTTTTTTTGCCTTTTTAGTTTTTACTTTTTTACCAGATTTAGTATCTTCATAAAAATATTGAGTCACTGGCTGGCCCGTCGTTTTGTCTACAACGTTAAGTGCTTTCTTAAAAATAAAGTTTGCGTCATCTATAATTCCCGGCATATGAGTGAATGTTATTTTTTATATATATCTACCTTATATGGTAGGATAATATATTAAACCCACTCCACGTTGTCCATTTCGTCGGTTTCTGGTCTATATAGTAAAGCATCAGACCATTTAGGATCTTTAGGGTATTTATCCCCTAAAAATTTCTGTAAAGATTTTACATATTCACCTTTAGTATGCCAATAAAATTCGCCATCTTTATAGACAGTACGATTGACAAGCTCATATAGTTCTTTGAGTTTCATCTCTATATGAAAGGTTTGGATATTATTAAACAGGGTTTCTTGTTCAGCCCGAGTTCTCGTACAAAACACAGAGTCAACTATAATTAAGTATTGTTTCCATTTATCACCGTTAAAGATATTGTTTTCAATATCATCTACAGTTGGATATAGTGCTCTTTTTAAATTTATTTTGGTATCTCTACCTTCGAAGTCTTTTATAAATCTACCACCAAAAAGATTCTTCTTTAAGAAGTAAACTTGATCGTAGAACTTTTTAACTCTAATTTGATATTGTGGATTAACGTCATCGAATTTAACGTCATAAATAGTTGCTCTAACCGGAATTAAAAGATTAGGTTGTTGAGTAGTTGAAATAAGGGCATGGATTTGATCACCCTTTGCAAAGAGTTGATGCTTAATCATTATCTAAAAATCTAACATTATCAAATTTACTTAATACGCCAGTTTTAGGAAAGTCACATCTATTGACAACTAGTAAATCTAGTTCACATTCATTTTCTACCATTTCGTTTACAAACAATCTAAAATTAGATACTGTTTCTGCACTTAATGTTTTAAACATATAAAGGATCTTGACTTCCGGTTGTCCATCAAGATCCATTAATGCTTTTTCAATTGCTTTTCTAATGTAAATAGAAATAATTATATTAGAAGGTTCGGCATTATCTGGATCACTTTTAACCAAGCGATTAAAAATATCATAGTAAGACACAGTCAGATCATAATTACCACCTTTAGATAGTTTATCAAATTCTGTTCTAGTTTTACACCAAACGCCTTCTATTTTTAAATTCATTATGATAGCATAGATTCCAACCTTTTAATTTCTTTTTGCAAGGTTTGAATCTTATTTTTTATTTCGGTCTCTGAGCCTCGATATTGAGTACCCCAACCTATTGTAACCTGAACATGATCTGGATCAAGTTCTGTTCCAACATCTATGCCTAAATCAAATATCAAATCCCTAAAGAATTTTATTTGATTAGAACGTTTCATCGGTCCTTCGAATTCGTAGACTTGTCTAGATTCAAATTCTTCACCACCTCCATTTACATTGTCATCAACTAATGTTTTTATAAGGCCATTATCTGCTGGTTCAATACCGATACTTAACATAGATTATCTTATTTTCTAGAAGCTAAACTAGCTTTAGCTTTATTCATTAATTCTTTAGCTTCTTTTTTATCTTCGCGATAAGTTTCCTTATTCTTTGCGAAATGAATAGCTGAAGCCTCTTCTAACATTGTAATCTCTTCGGCATTATAACCAATTTCATACCATGTTTCTTTCATTTTTTCTAATTTAGACATGAAAGTTTCCTCCCATTGTTTTTCATTTCTTTCGCGAAGAATGTCCTGAATTCTTTGACCAACTTTAAGATTTTCCGCACGATAATTTACCGCAACTGGGTTTAAAAAAGAAAGTTTACTAAGATATTTTAATATACCTTGTTGTTTTAGTCTATAACGACGTTCTCTACGATTAGGAATCTGTTGATTCTCCTGTGTTTGAGGTGTTTGAGTTTCCTCTACTTGTTGTGTTTGGTTTTCCATTATAATAGTTATTAATAAATGATTCTACTTGTTCTTTTAAAATGTCTCTCTGATTATCTATCTGATCCTCTACGAGCGCGATAATTTGACTATTTAAATCTTTTTTAGTAATGTCCATTTGATCTTTAAGCAATGCATAAATCTCTTTAGAAGGAATATTAATCTTAATGGGCATATCAGCCTTATTCTTAGTGCTCATTTTTCTAAGCATCTCACGCATCACATTAATTTCATCACTTACTGGATCTCTACGCGGTCTAACTGGCGTTGCATCAACTGGTTCAATATCTCTACGCGGTCTAACTGGTGTTGCTGCTTCAGCTGGTTGATTAGTAAATGTTGTAATTCCACCAAAATCTTTAGCGATCATATTAGCTTGATCTTCTGAAGATGCAGGCAATAAGTATTCGTTAGTAATTTGACTATTACATTGAGTTCCATCAGTGAATTTCAACCAAGCACTATCGTCTTGTACTTCTGCAACTTCTACAATTTGACCAATTCGCTCGGACTTAATCCAAACATAAAATTGGCGATTTCCAGTTTTTTGTTCTTTAGACATAAATTTATTTTTTAATCTCTGTAAAATTTTCATTTTGCGCAAAATTTAATTTACTTTCATTATACGCCTTATCTGTGAAAGGTTTAAGAAACTTGTCAGATTCTACAGATCCCATAATAGCATCTGCTTTTTGTAGTCGTCTTAACCAATGTTTTCCGAACTCTTCTTCACCTAAATCTGCTAAATGACTCTTAAGTCTATCAACATCCGGTAAAATTAATTTGTTAAATCCCATATATTTATTATTTAATCGTTTTTATTCGTTCCATAAAACTTGGAGGGAAAAACCCTGGCTTATTTATCAAGCTTCTAAAGCAAGCATCTAGGACATAAGTCACAGCCCAATCGTCTTTACTTCTAACTGATCTTCCAACTCCTTGCATTATACTAATTCCAGTTTTCCAATCATACCACTCATTTGATGTTTGCATTTTAGCTTTAATCAAAGGATCGCCTAATGATGGATATGGTACTTTAAAGAATATTTGAAATCTACTCGTATCATCCTTTAAATCGAGACCTTCTAATAATGAAGGACCCATTAATACTGCATCTTCTTTTTTCTTAAACAATTCAAGCACTTCTGCTTTTTGTTTAGAATTTTCATAATTCATTAATCTAAAGGTGTGTTTACTCTTAGATTGAATATAGTTCATAAACTCATAAGATCCACAGTGAATGATACCACGTTGTCCTTTATGTTTGCTTATGATTTGATCCATGATTTCTACCACTTTAGGTAAACTTTCTTCGCGTTCTCTAAATGAAAGTTTGTGGCGATTAACAAAAACTACTGGAGATTTGTCATAGTTAAATGCATTGTCCATTCTAATAAACTTGGCATTCTTAATTCCCATGATTTTTACAAAAGCTCTAGGATCTCCGATAGTGGCACTCATAAATACTTTGAAGTTTGCCTTTTCGTGAAGATACTTATTAATCATTAAGCTCTCTTCAACACACATGAATTTTGCTTCATGTTCATTTTGATCAAGAACCATCTTATCTATACCAACTTCTTTAATAAGACTTAAATAATCTTCTACTTTACAGTGTACATCTTTAAGTCTATCGAAATGTCCAAATGCAGTTTGCCAATCTTTAGGCACACCTGCAGTTCCATATCTTTTCTTAGCCATTTTATTGGCAACTTGTCTAACTTTACCAAAGCCATGTAGAATTCTTTCAAATTCACTCATCGCAGTAAACACATCATTCTTACCACCAACCATCATGTGATTGACTAATGATTGTATTTTATTCTTAGTATAAGAAGCTTCTTGAAATCCTTGCTTACTAGCGAAACGATTTAAAGTCATCATTCTTTCAACTAATCCAGGTTCGATACGTGGACTAAAGTGACTTTGAACAATATCATCAATTCGGTGTGCTTCATCAAAGAAGACAAAATCTCTTTGTTCAAATGGAACAACTCTATCGTCTTGTAACATTTTGGCTTCAACGTAATTTCTTTGAATTAACCAGAATGAATAATTAAGAAGTGCAATAGGTTGATCGATAGCTCTTCGTCTATTTTGTAAATAATCACATGAATTATAGCATGGTAATTTCTCAGCTTGATCGTAACCCATTCCTTTGAGTTTACAATCACCTAATGAAAATGGTAAACCATTTACTGAGCATTCATAATTATCAACACCCTTAATAGATGGCCATCTCAAACCATAATTATAGAAATCAGATTCATACTGATCCTGAAGACTCAGGTCACTAGTCACCATATAACCTCTATTACCTAGTTCTTTTAGGATATGAGCTGACCACATAGCTATTAATGACTTACCAGCACCAGTTGGTGCATCTATTACTAAAGTAGCATTATTATCTTCTTGATAGGTTTCGCAAATCTTAGTGATAATTTCTCTTTGTCCTTTCCTGAATTCAAAGTCTTTTCCAAAAGTATTAAGCTCTAACGCTTTGTCAATAATTTGATCTATTCCGCGTTCCAACATATAACTTCTTTTACTTCAATATTAGCTTTATTTAATAATTCGACACCGCTCATATCGCGATAATCTTCTGAGTAATATACTCGTTTAATTCCTGCTTGGATAATTAGTTTTGCACAATCAAAGCATGGTGCTGTAGTAGTATANAGATCTGCACCATCAGATGTCATTGTAGATTTTGCTAATTTAGTAATAGCATTTGATTCTGCATGTAAGACTTCTCTTTTTGTGATAGCATCTTTTTTAGTACAACATCCATTTTCACAAGTATATCCGTATTCTTCTAATACTACGGCCATATCTGGATTTTCATACTGTTTAACATCATCTTCTTCACATCGATTATCAAATCCATGTGGAGTTCCGTTATATCCATATGATACAATCTGTTCGTCTTTAACAATGATGCAACCAACTCTTCGTCGATGTGCATAACTTAATTTGGCAGTCTGATATGCCATTTGCATATAAATAATTTCTACTGGTATTCTTGGCATAATAAATGTCTTTTAAATAAAAAAGGTCCATGCATTATACATAGACCNTTTAAAAAGTTTAATTGAACGTTTCCGTTACATTGCNGACCAAGCTTCTTTTAGCTCTTCTATTTTTTTACAATAAGATTCTTTCATATCATTAAGACATGCTTCGTACATTTCTTTTTCAAGAGCTTCATCATTAAGTTCAGCATGTGCTTGCTCTAAAGTTTTAGCACTCATTGCTGCAATTAATGAAGCATTTTCTTTAAGATATGATTCTAATGTATGGTCAGGATATTCATCTTTGTCATAATCACATGCTTCTTTAACAGCATTGCTATAACATGATTCTAACATTTCTGCCACTGATTTTACCTTTTGATCGTCTTCGGCTTCTTCACCACCTGCAGCTTCTTCTTCCTCTTCTTTAGCTTCTTCGTCAGGACTTTCTAATTTTTCATGCTCATCAGATTCTTCATCTTCATCCTCATCTTCGTCTTCAGATTCCTCATCTTCAGATTCTTCTGATTCTTTAGATTCTTCATCCTCGTCTTCTTCATCTTCTTCAGAAGATTCACATATACATGGATCCTTTTCACAAGTCTCGCATAATTCTTCGTTTTCTTCGGCAATATCGTCATTACTAGTAAAGTTTTTACTAGCAGCATACTCTTCGAATGATAGTATTTTTTTAGTCATAATATGGTATTATTTTTTATTTATATATCTGTGTAATTAATTGTAAATTATTTTTTTAAATTATCTATAGCTTTCCTAAATGAATTTGTATTATCAGATCCGGATGTAGAATCCTGATTGATACAGTTATACATTGTGCCATACACATTCAAATCATCAAAATGATAATTGATCCAAACATCTATTGGTCCAATTATTGGAAAATTATCTACCAATTTCTTAGCAGCTCTTTGACTAATAAAAACACCTGAAAGCCACCATACACCTGATGTAATTTTAACTAGATCTTCAGAATATGGTTCACTTTTAAATCCATAAAAACACGGCTGATATGAAACATAAAATATATCCCAATCATCTGGTAATTGCTTAAATATTCTTTCCATTAACCATGTAAAACCAGGACTAAATATAGCGTCATCTTCCAATATAAGTGCATGTTGAATATTATTGTCGACAATATCTTGCAAAATAGAAGCGTGACCCAATGCTATATTACTTTCAGGTCGAGACGCAGTAATACCTATCTTATTCATATCATCTAGAATAACGTTTCCACCTATATTGCGTATTACTTCTGGAGTAGGTTCAATATCCCATGCATATTTTAATGAATAATTGGCATTGTGTATTTTAGGATCCCATTTAGTTTCATTAAAATGACCTTTCCACCAAGTAACCGAATTAAGTAAGTTTGATTTTCCAGTTTTAGTTTGCTTTAATCTTTCTGTTAATAGATTTATTTTATCTTCTCTATGTGGAAGATATAACACATATGCTTTATCTATATGTTGTTCTAGATCATATTCATAATTGTGCCAATATTGTGCAGGTTTGCTAGAAAGTTTTTCAAAGAAATCAAATCGCCAAACCCTGCTATTCTTGAAAAAATCAGTACTGTATAAATGCATTTATTTTATTTTAGGATTATCTTTATTAGATTTTTCTTTTGGTTTAACTTCAGGTTTGGGATTGTCCTTTTCTGCATCCTTCAGTGCCTTTTCTTTTTTCTTAGCAGTTTTTAATTTAGCTTTTAAACCAATTTGTTGGATTTGAACTTCTGCTTTTTTAGCATCTACAGCAGATTGAGTCATTTGAGTTTTTAATAATAAACCTTGTAGTTTATCAGTAGGTTCCTTTTCTTTATCTTTAGAAAGATCAAGCATATCACCTTTAATATCTTTTACCTTTTTAGCAAGACCTTTTTGTTTTTTAGATAAGTCATTAATTTTTTGCTTATCAGTTTTTGGTTTGCTTTTCTTGCCCTTTTCTAATAAGAATTCTTCGAAAAGAGATTTACGTTCAGTAATTGTTTTAGATTTTTCTAAAGCCCAATCAACTCCTTCATCTCCGCCCCAAATTAGCCAAGACACATAACCTTTATCTAACCACGGAGTCTCTTTAAATTCTGGTGCAATTGTTGAATTTTTACGATGCCTATTGAATGATGCCATTCTTTTTACAGTATCACCTGATATATTCTCACCTTTAGCTAATTGATGTGCTCTTGCCCAACCAACTGCAGTTCCAGCTTCAACTTCATCTCTACCATACTTCTCTTTCCAATCAATTGCTAATTGTGCATTCTTTTTAGCAGCTTCAGGATAATCATTATAAGAATCTTCTATATTATTTGATTCTTCGACAGGAATACAATTAGGTACTTCATTTCCATCCTCATCAGTTTTAGTACCATACATAGTATAACCTTTCCAACATGGATTGTCCATTTTCTTTTTAGCTTCATCTAGAAACTCTTCAAATAATAATACTTTCTTCATAATTTATTGAGGTAATCTAACCATTGTATTTCGTGTTTCACTTTTATCTGTGTTTTTTACAAAACCATGATCTTTATAAAACTTTTCTAATCGAGAAGTTGAAGTAGCTCCAAAATCTTTAGATGGCGTTAAATATATTTTTAAACCTTTTTGATCGGCATAATCATTAATCTGTCCCATAATTTCAGATCCAATACCTTCACCTCTTTTATCTTTTGGAATAACAATTCTTGACAACTCTAAATATTTACCATTATCATAAAGATCCAAGTCAATACCATATTTATCTCTAAGATCTGTTAAAACAAAAGCTTCATTTGCAATTTCAGTATTATCATGAAAACATTTATGACATGTGTATAAATCTTTGCCACCCTTTTCAAGATCCCATGTCCATCCACAGTTATTACATTCGATTCTATCGTTTATAAATTTCTCAAAAAGTTTTATATGTTTCATTAATCTACTTTGATTTTTATTTTAGTTTTAGTACCATTGGGTTGACTGAAAACAGCATGTGTTGGCACTAACTCATATTCTTGTCCATCCATAGATTCACAATACTTTTTACCAGTGCCTTTCTTTAAGTAAGCAATTGTCATATGTGCATGATAGTCTGGAAAATCACTGCTGTATGGAAGTTCACATAATGCTTTGTTACATGCATTTAAAGAATCACCATTAACATCAAATTTAAGTACGTCATATTGATTTTCAAATAGAGAAGCATTATGTACTTTACAAGTTCCAAATGTTTGAGTGTTTAAAATCTCAGTTACTTGTTCTATTGTTACAGAACCTTCAAGTCCATATAATAAAGTGCAATGTGGTTCATCTTCTAGTCCAAATGTTCTATCACCTTCTTCTTCGTATAAGTCAGCTTTATCTATTCCTTCATGAATTTTATTCATTGTTGGAAAATTAAAGTATAACATTACACAACCTGAAGAATAAGAATCTCCTGATTTTTCATTCATAAATTCTTCGAATAATTTTATGTGTTTCATATATTTATTTTATTAATTATGCACCAAATCCTAGGTCGAGAGTGTCAGTTTTTTCATCATCATAATCTCCAGTTAAATCAACATCTTTTAAATCTACACCTTCAACTTTAATCTTTGGTCTAAAGTGACCATCTCCGTCAAAATATGCTTTAAAACTTCTACCAGAACCTACAGCACCACACCATTCCATAAATGCAAACATTTTTAAAAAATCATCTGCAGTTTCTTGATCAATATTAGAAATAGTTACATTTAAGGTAACTGTTCCATCTTCTGCTTCTGTTAAGAAGTCTTCAAATAATTTAAGTTTTTTCATAATTTAAAATTTAGGTATTCCACCGATTTTTTGTGCTCTTCGTCTCCAAAGATCTAGTATCTCTTCGCGTTCAACGCCATCAATAATACCACTTTGTTCCTGTGTATCTAAGTATCTATTGATTGCATCTATAATTGGTTCCTTTCTTTTCTTAGCTTCAAATCTAAGTCCATGTAAATTAGCATCGACTTCTTTTGGTAACATCATGTATTGTGCTTTAGGTAATATTCCCAAATCAATAAGACCTCTAAGTTCTGAATCATCTTCATTTGGTTTTCCAGCTTTATAATTACCAACACCTGCACCATCTTGTGTAATGTGTTCCATTTCATGTCGCATTACATCTGCTAAATGAAAATAAACCATTGACCATTCTCCAGGTAACCACTCTGGATTTATACCAAAATATATGTTAATAAAAGGAGTTTGATCATCATCGTCATCATCAATGTCTCTTGCATCTGCACCGGTTCCACCTAAAACTTCAAATCCTTTGAATTTTTTATCTATGTAAATTGTAGCATCAAGATCAAATTCTAATTTATCTTCTATTTGATCCATGTAATTTATTTCAGACATACCATTTTGGTATCCCTTTACCCAAGCTTTGAATACAGCTTTAGTTAAACTAGACGCTAAACCGTCCCATTTACTTCTGCTCTCACCAACAAAGTCTTCAAATTTATAAATTGTTCTCATATTCTATATATCACATAAAAAAAGGGATGAATTTCTTCATCCCTTTTGGTAGGTTTTCGATTAAGTAGTGTTAATCGTTTATTGGTCCGGTTTGACCTAGAGTGGCTCCTTCGTCAGTTTGTACAAATATTTTGTCCAATGTTTCTAAATAACCATTAGCATCTGATACAGTTCTAATTAGTTTGTCCATTTCCTCAATTACTTGAGGGTGTTCACCAATACCTACTGCATTTTTAGTATAAATTTCTAATGTTGCTACAGCTTCTAAACGCATTGCAACATATTTCGCTCTAAGAGCATCTACTTTTAAACTCATAATTTTATATTTAAAGATTATACTAATTCGACTTGATATTGTTTCACATATTTTTGAAGAGCTAATTCCTTGGCTTTTGTTTCTAACTCTATATCAAGAGACAATCCATAAGTATCAATAAACTCGTATATGTAATCGGCATGTGCACGCTTGTTAGTTTGTTCAGAATTCTCATGAATCATTTGACAAGATGAATAATGTACAAGTTGTTTAACATCTTTAGGCCATGATTTTGCTGCAAGTTTAAGAGCATCTTCTTGACTTAAAATTCCAGGATGACACCAATGATGATGATAGTCAAACGTAATAGGAACACCGATAACTTTATAAACTCCTTCGTAAAGATCTTCTGTGGTAAACTGAGATTCTTTGTCATCATTCTCAACAACTAAACGAGACTTAACTGAATCATCGAGTAGTGCATAGTTATCACAGAAACGTTTCATGGCATCTTCTTTGCCACCCTGTGTAGTATTAACATGTATATTTATAGGAGCATATGGCGTACGAGGTAAACCCAGAAGATCCATAATCTCGCCATGTTTATTAAGATCTTTGATACACTTAGTTACAACTGAAGGTGTAGTAGAAGCTAAAACATCAAATGGACCAGGATGAAATGTTAATCTTTGTCCATATGACTTGGCTAATTTACCATTACCCGATAATATATTCTTAATACGATCATAATCTGGTAAATCAGATAATTCATATTCGCTCATCCAAGGAAACATATCAGAACTAATACGGAATAATTTAATTCCATTCTCATGATTCCATTTAATAATACGTGAAAGGTCTCTAACATTCTGTAATGCTAATTCTGATGCATATTCAATACCACGTTCAGTAAATGTTTTTTTAATCATTGTACGATTTGTCGTAATCTTTTCAGATTTTTGTAGTGTTGTGTTTATACAACAGTATCCGTAATTACTCGTCATTGTCTGGTCCATATATAATTGTTTTGATAATAGTGTGAATTAGCATGATGGCATAAATAGGCCACATGCATGAAAATAAAAGGCTTTCTAGTAAATTAAAACGTAAATCTTCTCTGTTAGTATATCTAACTATTATGTCATATATTATATGAAATATAAAACCTATAAAGAAATATTTTAACGCATATATGATCCACATATTCATTATACTGTTGTGTTATTAAATGTTTTCCCAATTTAAGAATCCTGCCCATTTTCGTTCTTTAACAAGATCAATCCATAAGTTTGCATATTTCCTTTCTTTAGGTTTCAATATGTGTCTAGGTTGTTCTTTGAAAAACCTTTGCATTTTCTCAGGATCTAAATCTTTATTAATAGAAATACTCATGCATTTAAAATAAAGTTCTCTAGTTGTACCATCAAATGTTTCCATTAATTCGCCAACTAATTCGGGTTCTAAACCAAATTCATGTGCTAAATCATCTCTAAGTTTTCTAAGTAAAACTGATTCATACTCGAGATGTTTTTTCATCATAACAGCTTTTCGCTTATTACGTTGTTTGCGTTCATAATCAGTAGCATCTACTAAGGTTTCAGAATTTAACCATGGACTTTCTTTTTTAATTAAGTCCTCTTTGTATTGGTAAATAACATCTTCTAAATAGACTTCTCTGCCTAAATGATCGAATTCATATTCACCGAATTCAATGCGTTGTAAAAGTTCGCTAGCACCTTTATATAAGTATTGCTTAGGAATTTTTACAACGCCGTGAAATCTTCTCCACCATGTGAATTGCCTACTCATTGGTTATTTTAAATAACTCGTAATTGGAATTCTTTGTTTTGAACTTAATGTAGTCATCACGCTGTTCTACAATCTCAGTAACATCTGTAGTTTGCCAAGTAAATGCTTGATTAAATGGAGACATGATTAAACTTCTTCCAACAGTAATAGAATCAAACTGTTCTTTAAAGGAACCATCTTCATTCCATTCGATCCATATAATAGCTCGTGATTTCTTAGTTAGATTGTCATGCTCTCTAACTAATTTCCAGTTTTGTTCCTGTTCTTTATAAAACATTTCTACGAAATCATCATTTATGACTAGATTTCCGTTTTCATCTGTATTCACAAGAATTTTTGGTTGTTCGTCGTGTATCATAATTTATAATTTTAAAAGTCACCGGGTGCTACTTGAAAACAAGCGATACCATTTGATCTCCACATTTTAACTACTTTGTCTCTGTCATCAAAGATGCATAAAATATCAGACTTATCTGGAAACAATTGATCTAACCAATCCTGTTTCAATACATCATCTGGAGTAAATGATCCTTCGGGTCTCATCTTCAATACATCAAATGGTACACCAAATTTATTTAACCATGCAATAGTTTCGGTTCTACTGATAGCATCTCTACCAGAAAAGATAACTACTGAATGACCTTGTGCTTTTAAAGTTTTGGCCATTTCAATTACAGGAATATTTGGTTCATCCAATGAAATATTAGTAGGATCAAAGAATATTTTCCAGTTTATTTTACCATTATCTTTAGCAGCAAGTGCTCTTCGTTTATCGATCAATGCTAATGTACCATCTAAATCGAATATTACAGTTTTGTTCATATTGTTTTGTGTTTTAATTATAAGGCTAATATACAACTTTTATTTGACATAAAAAAATTTATTTGATAAAAGTTACGAACAATTTACATTATCCATTTTTGGTCAAACCAGAATGTTCTTCCATTTCTATCCGTCATTTTTGCCATAATAGGATTACCATAACAGATCATGAATTCTGACCATGATTCAGCTTCAATTTGTTTACCGAATGGATTCTCCCAATCTTTAATTTTACCACCTCCAAGTTTATAAGCCTGTAATGGTAATAGTTTACACAATTGATAAATTTCTGGATTTGAAGTCAATGCTTCACGTGCACTAATAAATGGATCTACATTAACTCTATATAAAATCTCTGCGCGTAAGTAATTACCAATACCATTAAACCATTTTTGATTCATTAGAGCTTCATGAATTGGTTTATCAAAATCTTTTTTATGTAAGTTAGATTTGATATTTCTAATGAAGTCTTGAAAATTAACAGTTGGATCTGGTCCTCTATTATCACTCCATGTTTCACCTTGTTTCCATTTACCAAAACGTCTTACATCTACAAATGAAAGTGTAGTACCATCTTTGCGATAAAATTTAAGATGTGCATGCTTAGGTTCTGATCCAGTATTTGTGAGTTTAAAGTGTCCACTCATGCCCATTGTTATTCTAACAGAAATAGATGCATCGCTATCTTGATCTCTGAAAGTCAT